AGCTTCAAAGAATAGGTTGGGTACTGAAGACGAAAGGGATTTATCAACTATTGTATTTGACGCAATAAAACTATTCAGACCTAAGTATTTTTTGATAGAGAACGTGCCAATGAAAAAGACAGACCAAGATAGAATCTCAAAAGAATTAGGTGTAGAACCTATTGTTATCAACTCGGCAGATTTTTCTGCACAAAATCGCAAGAGATTATATTGGACAAACATACCTGTTTCTAAATGGACAGACAAAGGCATTGTTTTAAATGACATTGTAGAAGAAGGTTTTGTTGACAGAAACAAGTCACATTGCTTGGACGCAAACTATCATAAAGGTGGAAATCTAAAAAACTATTTTAATAAACATAGAAGACAACTTGTATTCAGCAACATGGAAACTTCAAAGTGTAAACAAGTCGGAGTAGCTGACTTAAAAGGACATGACATTTTAAAACGTGTGTACTGTACTTCTGGTAAAGCACCTACTGTAAATGCCATGACAGGTGGAAACAGAGAACCTAAGATTGTCTGTGGTTCTATTATTAATAGAAAAATAAATCCTGATACAGGTAAACGTGACGACTACAATCCAGATTTAAAGTACAGAAAACGTATTGAAACTAGAGCAGACAACAAGACAGGAACAATTACTACTGTTACAAAAGACAATGTACTTGTTGACAATGAAAAGATGTATTGGAGAGCATTAACACCATTGGAATGTGAAAGACTACAGACAATTCCTGACGGCTATACTTCAAAAGGTGACTTCAATATTACAACCATAGACACTGACGTAAAAGACATCAGCAACCACCAAAGATATAAACAGGTAGGTAATGGCTGGACAGTAGACGTTGTTGCACACATACTGAAAGGCATGAACGCATGATGAAAAATTATGAACTGTTAAGAGAGCATTTTAGAAGTAGCTATCTTAAAAACTTTAAGGAAGGTTGTGAAGACGCTATGAAAAATGGGTATCAAAGTGACTATAAAAAAGGTCATGGCTATACAGAAGGTTACAAGTTTGGAGTAGAATTATTTATGGACATATTAGGATTTGACGAGGACGCATGAACCTAGAGTACGTACACAAAGAACTAGCTAACCCAAAAAGTAAAGACGTTATGGACTATCTACATAAAGAGGTAACACAAGGTTGGTTGGTTCTTTATTTACTACACGTAATGACACATGAGCAGTACGAAGATTTAAAAAGACGCATTAGAAAAAAGATTGGAGAGGTGTAATGATTAAAAAAATAAATCCAATAGCTAGAGATATGTTGAGGAACAGACGTAGTCCACAAGTTGTTCCTGACAAAAAGAAAAACGTGAAACCCAGCATTGAAGAAAGTCTTGAAGCATATCAGTCTTACTACAGTGATGACGACCCACATGACGAAATGTTACCACCAATAAAACCTAAGAAAAAAGGAGATAAATAAAATGACTGAACTAGAACTCATTAGAAAAATCATACCACAACAATATAAAAAAACAAAAGAGTCTGTGGTTTCACACAACTTATCACCTTCGGTAATTAATCAAACAAGAAAGCAAGAAAACTTTGACGAGTTATTTAGATTGATTAAAGTAGAGGTTGAGTTGTCTACACAAAAAAGGAAAGTAAAATGATAGCATTTGCACCCACAGTTTTTTATAGATACTATGTAGAATTTATTGACGACAACTCTCAATGGGAAGGTGTTAAGCATAGGGCAATCTATATGTACGCAACAAGTGAATTAAATGTTAAAGAAATATTAAATGAGTATAGAGTTACTTTAATAGACAAAACAGATTAATGAAAGGGGAACAACATGTTAACAACAGGTTTAATTTGTCTAGCCATGAACGTATATTGGGAAGCTAGGTCACAGAGTACAGCAGGACAGGTGGCTGTTGCACAAGTGGTAATCAATCGAGTCAACGACAATAGATTTCCAGACAATATCTGTGACGTTGTTACGCAAGGTGTTAAACATGTAGGTACTGATACACCTGTAAAACACAAGTGTCAATTTAGCTGGTACTGTGACGGCTTAAAGGACGAGCCTACTGACGACTCGGCATGGGCAAAGGCATTGGTGGTAGCAGTAACTGTACATGACGGCAAAACAATAGACATTTTAGATGGAGCTACACATTATCATGCGACCTCAGTAAATCCTGAGTGGGCAGTAACCAAAACAAAAACAACTCGCATTGACAATCACATATTTTATAGATGGGAAAAGTGAAGTGTCTCGTATTTGTAAAGAAAAAAAACTAGAACTTAGAAGGATATCCTATCAAAATAATAAAGAAAAAATACTAGAGAAAGCTAAGAAATACTATCAAAATAATAGAGAAAAAATACTAGAGATAAAAAAGAAATATCGTGAAAATAATAAAGAAAAAAAACGAGAGTATGGTAAGAAATATCGTGAAAATAATAAAGAGAAAATACGAGAGTATCGTGCAAATAATAAAGATAAAATAAAAGAATATTATGAAAATAATAAAGAAAAAATACTAGAGTATGGTAAGAAATATCGTGAAAATAATAAAGAGAAATTTCGAGAATATAAAAGGATATATGCTCAAAATAATAGAGAAAAAATACGAAAAAATGCAAAGATATATCATCAAAATAATAGAGAAAAAATACGAGAGTACATAAATGTATATAGTAAAAAAAGGTACGCTACTGACCCTTGTTTTAAATTAAGAATATCAATAGGAAGGAGAGTTGGTAAAGAAATGAAAAAATATTTAACTACAAAAAAAGAAAGCTCTATCAAGTATTTAGGTTGTAGTCTTAAACAATTAAAAGAGCACTTAGAAAGTAAGTTTGATACAGGTATGACATGGGATAACTGGTCTACACATGGTTGGCATATCGACCATATCATTCCTATTAGTTCCTTTGACTTAACAAAAGAAGAAGAACAAAAGAAATGCTTTCACTATACAAACCTACAACCCTTGTGGGCAAAAGACAATCGAGCGAAAGGCAATAAATTAAATTGGACAAAAGAGAAAGAAGAAGAAGTATGAAAAGAAAACTAAAAGACTTACTAAACAGTCAAAAGAAAAAAAGAATTGATACAGCACTAGACACAGTGCAAACTAAAGATAAAGACTATCAACTTGATGACGATTTAGATGTATATATAGACATAGCTAGTGGAAAAATACATTGGGAAGACTCTAATCGTTGGGATAAAAAAGACTGGGAAGGTAAAAAATAAATGAAACACAAAGGCTATCACAACAAGGGTTTTATCTATGCACTTTTATTTATTATTTTTGCAATGTTACCTCTACCTTTTATTATTAGTTGGCTAACATGGGGTGACGAATTTATGAAACCTTTTATGAGTATGAACTTTCCTGACAGATGTATCTATGAAGACAATAAACACAACAAAGTGAACAGGTGCACGGAATGAAACTACCTAAATATGTACAAACAAAAAAATTAAAGTACGGAAGAATAGCTTACCGATACAATCCACCAAAAAAATATATTGACAATGACGTTGTTTCTAGGTGCGAACTGGGAACAAATCTAGCTGAAGCTAAAGTAAAAGCATTAGAACTAAATCAAAAAATAAATGATTGGTGTGATAAATATGTCACTATTAAAGCAATAGACAGTAAGTCAAAGCTGTCAGACTTAATTGACATATATAAAAAATCTAACAATTACAGTATGTTACGAGATAAAACGAGAAGAGACTATGACTATCTACTAAAAGTTCTTGAAGAAACTGTAGGTGGTTTAAGGTTAAACAACATTACAACAAAGGTGGCAAAGAACTGTTATGAAAAATGGACAGCAAGAGGAATACACTTAGCCAACCATGCATGTGCTGTAGCAAATATATTATTTAAGTATGGTGTACATATGGAACACATTGTTATTAATCCTTTTAGCACAATAAAACGTAGACAACCCAAACAAAGAAAGACTGTGTGGACAAAAGAACAAGTTGTTGAGTTACTTAACGTGGCTTACAAAGACTTTACATATAGAAATGTAGGTCTGATTGTACAAATGTCTTACGAATGGTGTCAAAGAATTGGTGATATGAGAATGTTAACGTGGGATAATATAGACTTTGACAATTCTAAATTAGTACTTGAGCAATCTAAACGTAGAGCAGAAGTATTTTTACCTATCTCACAGGAACTATTAGAAATGCTCACACAACAGCATGAAGACTTTGGCTTCCAACCCTACGTAGCACCTCAAACAAAGCCTTCAGGTGGCAAATATGAGCCATACAGTATACATACAATAAGTAAAGTAGGTAGAAAGCTGATGCAACTGGCAGGCATACCTGACAATTTACGTCTAATGGATTTAAGAAGGACAGGTACAACAGAAATGGTTGAAGCAGGTGTACCTTTAGGTCAAATAATGGCAGTGACAGGACACACAAATCCACAGTCTGTAAAACCTTATATGAAAAATACTTTAACAAGTGCAAAAAATGCCTTGACAAAAAGAAACGCATCTGTAAAATACACTGTAAGTGTAAACAAAAGCAAGTGTAACACATGAAAAATATAAAAAACACTTTAAGTGAATTACACTTAAATGATAATGAAACTGTAAGAATAAATTGTCCATTGTGTAAAGGACATAAAACATTTACAGTGTCTAAAGTATTAGGTAATCTACTTTGGAATTGTTACAGAGTTGGTTGCACTTTAAGTGGTAAGTCTAAAACAAATATGACTGCTACTGAAATTAAAAATAAGTTGTTTGTAGAAGGTGAGTCTAGTTTTTCTTCCTTTCCCAGTTCCTTTTCCCTAGACTCATCTCCTACAGATAATTTTTTAATGCCAGAACACGTTATAAAAGACGACAATAAAATAAAAACTTTTGTTGACAAATACAAATTACATAATCAAGAGTTATATTATGACGTAAAAGATAATCGAGTTGTGTTTCCAGTTATACATGACTCAAAAATTGTTGACGCTACAGGACGTTCACTTGGAAATAAAAAACCTAAATGGTTACGTTATGGAAAAAGTGACTTGCCTTTTGTTTTTGGACATGGTAGCGTAGCAGTGGTCGTTGAAGACTGTGTGAGTGCTTCAGTAATTGGTAATGAAGTATTCGTTGGGGTGGCTGTGTTGGGTACATCATTGCTAACTTCACATAAAAAGTACTTATCGCAGTTTTCAACGGCAATTATAGCCCTAGACCCTGACGCAATACCTAAAACATTACAATTTTTTAGAGAACTTACACCTCACGTAGACAGTGTTAGGGCTATGAAACTTATTGACGATTTAAAATACCGAAACCCCACAGATTTAGAAAATTTAGACCAACACAGGAGATTAATTTATGGAACTGTCACTGATTAGAAGTTTGATGGACAAACAATTTTATGACGAACACCGAGGAGCAAAATGTCCTAACCGATTATTTACAAAGGACGTACAAAAAATAAAGTCTACGATTGATAACGCAATGCAGAGCTACAATCGAAGTGTAACACCTGACGAGATTGAAGCTTTGTTTATATCAAACAATCCTACAATGTCTACAGCACAGAAAGTTTCTTACGATGGTGTATTTCATAAAATTAAAAATGAAAAACCTTTAGGTTCAGATGTAGCACAAGAAGTGTTATCTAAATTATTTCAACAAGTTATTGGTGAGGACATTGCAAACATTGGCTTTGAATATGTTAATGGCACAAGCAAAAGTCTTGAACCCCTACGTCACATTATAGAAAATTATGGTGACGACTTTATACCTAATTTAAATATAGAATGGGATAACATTGAGATTGATAATTTACTAAAGAAAAATGAACTAGAAGCAAGATGGCACTTTAATATACCTAGTTTAATTAGAAAGATTGAAGGTGTAAATGCAGGTCATTTAATTGAAGTAGGTGCGAGACCCAACACAGGTAAAACTTCATTTCATGCTAGTCTTATTGCAAGTCCAAAAGGATTTGCTTCTCAGGGTGCAAAATGTGTAGTGCTTTGTAATGAAGAAGCAACACATAGAGTAGGTGCAAGATACTTAACTGCTTCAAGTGGCATGACTATACATGAAGTAAGAGACAATCCTGCAAAAGCAAAAGCACTATATGAACCAATTAAAAATAATATTAAATTAAAAGAGTCCACTGGTAGAGACATGTCTTGGGTTGAGAGTGTTTGTAAATCATTCAGCCCTGACATTGTTATTTTAGACATGGGAGATAAGTTTGCAAGAACAACAGGATTTGCAAGGCAAGACGAAGCACTTAAAGCAAACGCAGTTCATGCACGTATGATAGCTAAACAACATAACTGTGCTATCTTTTATATGTCACAATTATCTGCTGAAGCTGAAGGTAAAGTTTTACTAAATCAAAGTATGATGGAAGGCAGTCGTACAGGAAAAGCTGCAGAAGCAGACTTGATGTTATTGATTGCTAAAAATCCTGTGGTTGAAGGTCAAGATGAAGAGGACAATCAAAGACATATTAATGTTGTTAAAAATAAATTGACAGGTTGGCATGGAGTGATACACTGTGAATTAGAATATAAAACTGCGAGATATATAGCGTGACAAAAAAAGAACAACTCGAATTGTTTGATTTAGAGCCGAGCAAAGAAGACAGGAAAAAGTTTGACATTGATTTTTCAAGAGACTTGTCGTTTGGAAAGGGCATGGAAGAAGAAATTGTTTCCATGTTCCAGAATAAAAAGATAGAAGTTAAATCTGAAAAAGGTATGTGGATTAACACAGGCAACATAGCCATTGAATATAAATGTTACGGAAAACCATCGGGTATCGACGCAACAGAATCAGATTATTGGTTTCATAACTTGTGTGTAGATGGTGACATTTATGCAACACTTGTATTTAAAACTTCAACATTAAAAGAAATAGTTAAATCCTTAGACAGTAAAAGGTCTGTTAAAGGTGGAGACCACAACGCATCTTTTATGTACTTGTTAAACTTACAAAAATTATTTTCAACTGACGCAATAAAAAAATATAGGATAGACACAGATGAAAGTGACACTTGACGTAGAAAATACAGTGACCCATCGTGATGGTAAAATGCACCTAGACCCATTTGAGCCAGACAATAGTTTGACAATGGTAGGTATGCTTACCGAACATGGTGTTGAACATCTTGTGGTTTTTGACCATGAACAAGAAGAACCAACACCAAACGGCAAAGACTATGTACAAAGTATACTAGACAAAACAACATTATTAATTATGCATAACGCTTCACATGATTTACTATGGTTATGGGAGTGTGGTTTTAATTATGATGGTACTATATTTGACACAATGTTAAATGCTTACGTTCAACAACGAGGTTTGAAACAGTCACTTTCATTAGAAGACTGTGCTGTTAGATATAACTTAGACACAAAGAAACAAGACACATTAAAACATTACTTTAAAAAAGGTTATAGTACAAAACAAATACCTATTAATGAACTGTCAGAATATCTTTCTGCTGACTTACATGCAACACAACAGTTAGCCAATATACTACAAGATAAATTAAACAATGAACACAAAGAACTAAAAAGTGTATCAGAGTTAACAGATAAAGTGGCAATATGTCTAACAAAAATATATCAACGTGGATTTACTGTAGACTTGCAAGAGTTAGATAATGTAAGAAAGTCTTTTGAAAAGGAACGTCAAACACTTATTAATGACTTAACACAAAGATGTAAAGATTTAATGGGTGACTATCCTATTAATTTAAATAGTCCAGAGCAATTATCATGGGTGCTTTATAGTTTAAAACCTACAGATAAATCTATGTGGGCAAACAACTTTGAAACGTACATGAATAAAAAAGACTTTGAAGAGCAGGTGGATAAAAATTCTGAAAAGTTATACAAACAAAAAGCTTTACAGTGTGGTGAGTGTTGGGGTGCAGGCTACATTAATAAAATTAAAAAGGACGGCACTCCATTTAAAAAGTCTAGTAAGTGTTCTGACTGTAAAGGTTTAGGTTACGTATTTAAATCTGACAAAACCAAAATAGCAGGTTTAAAAATGAAAGCACCTTCAGCAAAGTGGGTTAGTGCAAATGGATTTAGCACAAACAAAAACAATTTATTATTTCTTGAACAGTTAGCAAGACAAAAAAAGTACACGGCAGCAGAAAGTTTTTTAAAAAATGTAAGAAGGTTATCTGCAGTTGAAACTTATTTGTCTAGTTTTGTACAAGGCATAAACACTTACGTAAAATCTGACAAGAAACTTCACGTTAGATTGTTACAACATAGAACTAGCACAGGTAGATTTAGTGGTGCTGACCCTAATATGCAAAACATGCCGAGAGGAAATACGTTTCCTGTTAAAAAAGTTTTTATTTCAAGGTGGTTAGACGGACAAATACTAGAGGCTGACTTTGCACAACTAGAATTTAGAGTGGCTGCTTTTTTAGGTCAAGATAAAGTAGCGATAGAAGAAGTGTCAACAGGCTTTGACGTTCATAGTTATACGGCTAAAGTTATAACGGAAGCAGGACAAACAATAAGTAGACAAGAAGCAAAGGCACATACCTTTGCACCTTTGTATGGTGCTAGTGGTTTTGGAAGAACACCTGCTGAAGCTACGTACTATAAACAGTTTAATAATAAATATAAAGGCATTGCTGAATGGCACAACAAATTAGCAAAACAGGCACTCAATGAGTACGTTATTACAACACCCTCTGGAAGACAATTTTCTTTTCCAGATGTACAAAGAAAAAGTAATGGAACACCTACGCAGTTTACACAAATAAAAAATTATCCAGTTCAGTCATTTGCTACTGCAGATATTGTGCCTATATCTTTATTATATATAGACGATAAGCTTAAAGATATGCAAAGTTGCATAGTAAATACTGTCCATGACTCAATCGTTATTGACGTACACCCCAATGAAACTAGACAAGTGATTGATATTATTAATGAAACAAATAGTAATTTAAAAAATTTAATTGACCAAGAGTGGAATATAGATTTCAATGTTCCTCTTTTATTAGAAGCAAAGATAGGGCATAATTGGCTTGACACAAAAGACGTTGTGTGATATAACTAAGCTCTTAAAAATATATCAAGGAGATATAAATGAATAATGAAATTGTACAAATAAATACTAATAATTATGACGCTATGGCTAAAGTCATGGGCATTGGCACTGAGAAGAATACTAGCTCAGAAGACAGTAAAAAAAATAATTTACCACGTTTAAAACTGCATCACTCAGCTATCATGGGTACAAAAAATATAGATGGTAAAGATACTAAGGTTGAGTTATTATCTGGTGGTTCATATAGAATTGAAAAAGATAAAGAATTTTTTTATGGTTCTTCAGCTACTGCTAGATTGTACTTGCAAAGATTTATGTATAAGAGATTTGTTCCTGCTTCAGGCAAGAATGATAGTGCTAAATTTACTAAAACAATAATGGCAGACAGTTTAAAAAAAGATTTAAAAGATACTAAGGGTGGTTTTAATTGTGGCAGACCAAATGGATTTGTAAAAGATTTTGACGCCTTAGATGAAAAAACTAAGAAATTAATTGTTGGTCCTACTTCAGCTAAAAGAACTAGAGTTTTATTTGGTACAGTAAAACTAAATGACGTTGTTGACCAGTCAGGTAATGACGCTAGTGATAGATTAGACATTACACCTTTTATATGGGAAGTTGATAATAAAGATGCCTATAAATTAATTGGAGAAGTGTACAATACATTTGAAAGTAAACAGATATTACCTTTGCAACATGAAATTAAAATGACTTCTAAAGAAGTGAAAGATGCAACAATACCTTATTGGTTGCCAGAAGTTAATATTAATTTTAATAAAAAAATAAATGTAACAGAAAAAGACCAAGCTATGTTTGCTGACTTTATAGAGTGGGTGAATAGCTATAATAAATATGTCTTTAGTGAATGGAATAATCATTCTAATAATGATGTTGATAAGAAATTAGTAGAGGAATTTATTGACATGGAAGATGGTATTGCAGTAGTATCGTGAACCACCCTGCAGAACTTGCTATTCATCAATATTTATCTGACGCTACAGATAGCAAGTCATCTATGTCTGAAGAAACAATTACACAAATATGTGACGACATAAAAGAAGCACTAACAAAACAGTTTGGTTCTAATGAGGACAGAAAAAAATTTAAAATAAGAATGTCTAACTTGGGTAGACCAACGTGCCAACTATGGTTTGAAAAAAACAAACCTGAAACAGCCCTACCTAAACCAAATACATTTGTAATGAACATGATGCTTGGTGATATTGTTGAAGCTATATTTAAAGGTATTCTTAAAGAGTCAGGTGTAAGCTATACAAACTCAGAAAAAGTTTCACTACCAGTTAATGACGATACAGTAGAAGGAACGTATGATTTAATTCTTAACGATGCAGTTGACGATATTAAGTCTGCGTCTGACTGGTCATATAAAAATAAATTCATAGACTGTGACACACTAAAAGATAAAGATTCATTTGGTTATGTGTCACAATTAGTTGGATACTCGGTTGCTTCTAAAAAAAAATTAGGTGGTTGGTGGGTTATTAACAAATCAAATGGTGAATTTAAATATGTTTCTGCTGACACAGTAGACATTAAAGAAGAGTTAAATAAAATAAAAGCCACACATAAAACAGTAACCGACAATAAATTTAAAAGATGTTACGAGGCAGAAGACGAATACTTTAGAGGTAAGCCTACAGGAAACAAGATATTAAATCGAGAATGTTTTTTTTGTCCATACAAGTTTTCTTGTTATGATAATTTAAAAGAGTTACCTGCAGTGAAGTCTCAAGCTAAACAACCCAAGAAAGTTTTTTATGTTTCACTAGCAGAGGAATATACAGTTGGACGCTAAAAGATTTGCTTACGCTAGAAAGTACGGATACAGAAGTGGGTTAGAATTAAAAGTAGCTGACTATCTAAAAACACAAAAAGTAAAATACAAATATGAGTGTTTAAAAATAGAGTGGGAAGACCTTACGTACCGAACTTATACACCAGACTTTGTTCTTAACAACGGAATTATTATAGAAACAAAAGGTATATTTACATCAGCAGACAGAAAAAAACATTTAGCAATTAAGAAACAACACCCAAAGTTAGACATACGTTTTGTGTTTGAAAATAGTAACAAAAGATTACGCAAGGGTGCAAAGACTAGATACTATCAGTGGTGTATGAGATACGACTTCGACTATCATGACAGAATAATTCCAGAGGAATGGTTAAAAGAAAAGGGTAAAGATAAACACCCAAAGTTTATTAAATTTTCTGGACAAAAAATTAAGAGGAAGTTTAGATGAAAGAAGAAGAAGACGATACATTACTTAATGTAGAGCCAGAAGAGTACGTAATAAAACTTAAACCTATTTTAAATAAAAATAAAAAGTGGACAGGTGAAGTAAGAATTAGTGTAGTGGTTTCAGAGGATAATGATTTAGACGATAACGACTATTATAATATGCTGTATTTAACTAATCTTGTAGGAGCTACAGCAAATGTTATGGAGATAGATAAAAATTTTAGACAAAGATTAATAAATTATGTAGACAATGAAGAAAAAAAAGATAAGATAAGAAAAGAGAAAAACATTATTTATTTAGATTTTAATTCAGATACAGAAGGTAACGCATGAAAAAAGACGACATGGTAAACAGCCCACCACATTACAATAAGAGTGGCATAGAATGTATAGACGCTATCAAAGCGTCAAATGAAGATGGGTTTGAATATTATTTACAGGGTAATATAATAAAATACATCTGGAGATATCGTTATAAAAATGGTATAGAAGATTTGAAAAAAGCAAAATGGTATCTCGATAGGCTTATAAGCGAGAAACAAAATGAGAGTACGAATTAACCTTTTACTTGAAGTAGACGGAGAAGAATATCCAATTCCTGCAGACGGAATGGTCGAAGAAGAAATTGAGCAGAACATTGAAGATTGTATTTATGACATTGGTGGTTTAAAAATAAAATCTATTAAAACAAATATGGAGTGATTGTAATGAATAGTAATATGTTACCGACTGACTATCAGAATTTTATTGCTGTATCGAGGTACGCTAGGTGGTTAGAAAAAGAAAACAGAAGAGAGACTTGGGAAGAAACTGTTTCACGTTATGTTGAATACATGGACAATAAAATAAAGTTTTCTCCAGAAGATAAGCGTGACATTGAACAAGCTATACTTGGACTAGAAGTTATGCCGTCAATGAGAGCATTAATGACTGCAGGTAAAGCACTTGATAGAGACAACACGGCAGGGTACAACTGTTCTTATATTCCTGTTGACGACGTAAAAGCATTTGACGAGACCATGTACATTTTATTATGTGGCACTGGTGTAGGTTTTTCTGTTGAGCGTGACTACATAAGTAAACTTCCAGAAATACCAGAAACACTCATTGAAAGTTCTACAAATATTGTTGTTGAAGACAGTAAAGAAGGCTGGGCTAAATCACTAAGAGCTTTAATAGCACTGCTTTACGCAGGAGAAATACCTACATTTGACGTTAGTAAAGTCAGACCTGCAGGTGCAAGACTAAAAATATTTGGTGGTAGGGCTAGTGGTCCTGCTCCTTTGGTTGACTTGTTTAAATTTACAATTAATCTTTTCAAACACAATACAGGTAGAAAGCTGTCTAGTTATGACTGCCATAGTTTAATGTGTAAGATTGGTGAGATTGTTGTTGTTGGTGGTGTAAGAAGAAGTGCTATGATAAGTCTTAGCAATCTATCAGACCTACGCATGAGACAAGCTAAGTCTGGTGAATGGTGGTCAACTGCACCACACATGGCACTGTCAAATAACTCTGTATGTTACACAGATAAACCCGACGCTGAAACATTTATGCGAGAGTTTACTTCTTTGATTGAGTCCAAGTCAGGTGAGAGAGGTATATTTAATCGAGTGTCAGCACAAAAACAAGCAAAGAAAAACGGAAGAAGAGAAGGTGACTTTGACTTTGGTACAAATCCATGTTCAGAGATAATATTAAGACCTCATCAGTTCTGTAATCTTACTGAAGTTGTTATACGTTCTACAGACACAAAAGAAACACTAGCAAAAAAAGTAAGACTAGCTACAATATTAGGCACAGCACAGTCAACACTAACTAAGTTTCCGTACCTACGTAAAATATGGAAAAAGAACACAGAAGAAGAAAGACTTTTAGGAGTTTCTCTTACTGGTATTATGGATAACACTTTAACAAACGGAAAGAATATTGAATTAAGAAGTTTATTAAAATATTTAAAACAACAAGCTGTTGCTACAAATAAAGAGTACGCAAAAAAGTGGAACATACCACAGTCAACAGCAATCACATGTTGCAAACCATCAGGAACTGTATCACAGTTATGCGACAGTGCTAGTGGAATACACGCACGACACAGTGAGTACTACATCAGAACTGTTAGAGGTGACAATAAAGACCCACTTACTCAGTTTATGATTGAGCAAGGCATACCTAACGAACCCTGTGTTAGTAAACCTAAAGACACGACTGTGTTTAGTTTTCCTTTTAAGTCTCCAGATGGCTGTGTTACACGAAACGATATGTCTGCCATAGACCAGTTAACGATGTGGTTAATCTATCAACAAGACTGGTGTGAACACAAGCCAAGTTGCACTGTAACTGTACGTGACAATGAGTGGGTTGAGGTGGCAGCTTTTGTTTATAAGTACTTTGACGAGATGTCAGGTGTGTCTTTTTTACCACACTCAGAGCATGTATATCAACAAGCACCCTATCAAGAATGTACAAAAGAAGAGTACAACGAAATGAAAAAAACTCAAAAAAATATAGACTGGAAAAAACTATCTGAATATGAAGGTGAAGACACAACTTCAGGTAGTCAAACACTAGCCTGTAGTGGTGACGTTTGTGAAGT